CACGGCGTCGATACCTTACGCCGGCAAGTTTTATTACTGGTGGTTTGGCAAAGGGGCCGGGAAGTCGGAGCGGAGACGGAAAGAAGCCGGAAAGCTGAAGGGCTTGAAGGGGTTGGAAGGGAATTTGAGGGGGTTGAAGTAGGATAAAAAATAAAAAAGGAGAAAAATAAAGTGGAACAGATAATATCAGTAAAATCGACAGGCTCTGGGAGTATTGCAGTTACGGTTAACCCGGATGGCCCATTCGAGCTTATTGGGTTACGGCTACACTTATCGGCAGTTGGGGGGGCAGGAAGCCTTACGGTAACGGTGGATCACGGCTCTGGTTCTGCATACGACACGCTGCTCTATTCAGTCGATATGACGAGTATAGCCGACCTGAGCGTTCCCTTTGAGGGCCATGCGTTCCAGTACGGCGACAAAATCGTTATCGCATGGGCGAACGCAGGATCAAAGACCTACGGTATTGAAGTAGTTTACCGAAGAAACTAAAGGGGGCCTAAAATGAAAACCTATATAAACGGAGTTGAGACCGTTAATGCGGTCGTGGTCAACGAAACAACGCTAAAACAAATCGCCACGCCTGCCAGCCCTGCCGCGGGGTATAATAAAATATACCCCAAAAGCGATAACAAGCTCTACGTACTCCACTCAGACGGGACAGAGGTCGAGGTCGGCGCGGGCACACAGGCTGGTGAAGGGCTGATCGGTACACCCGGCGCAGCAGGCTTTGGGGTCGGCATCTGCCCATTAGCAAGTCTTCCAACTGGAATGGCGCCTCTCCCTGGTTACAACGTTGTCGGGGATTCAAATCATGGCAATTATCAGTTTTCGGATGGATCAATCATGGTCTTCATCCCGAAATTTTACTACCGCATCGCTCATGAGAGTAATCCGACCTATGCCGTCCATGGTGTTAATTCTGTGGATGTCAAAGGCACTGATACGTATGCCGATACGGCTGCGGCAAACGCGGCGGGGTATGTTCTTCATCGCGCCTTTATTGATGGCGGGGTAGAGTTGCCGGGGTTTTTTGTTGATAAATATAAATGCAGCAAAAACGCGCTTGGAACCGGTTTTGTGGCATCGGCTATATTAAACGGCCTGCCCTTATCATCGGCTGCCGTTCATAACCCGTTTTCGGGCCTAACAGGTGGGGCTGATGCGCATTATTCTGCGATTGATTTGGCCCACAGACGGGACGGCGTGAACGGGGCAGTAAACGCAAACTCCATATTCTTTTGTTCCTCCAGATTTATCTATGCTGCGCTCGCACTGTTGTCTGGCGCACATGGACAAGCTGCAACGGGCGTGACTAACTGCGCCTGGTACCATGCAACGTACAATTTCCCCAAGGGGTGCAATAATAACGCGCTCGCGGATGAGAGCGACGCGGCTGTAACGTACACGACAGACGGTTACAGTAATTGCGGTAAGACCGGATCGGGAACGCCGTTTGCAAAAACAACTCACAACGGACAAACGTGTGGGGTGGCGGATGTAAACGGGTTGATGTGGGAAATTAGTATTGGGGCAACATGCGTTGCGACAACTGCCGCGATAGAGGCTATGAGCCAAGCGGCGGTCTGTGAAATCACATGGACTGGCCACGGACTGGTTACGGGCGACTTTATTCAAATCAATGCGGTTACTCAGGCCGATTGGTCTGGGTGCAAGGATAAAATTTGGGCGGTCACAAAAACAGGCGACAACACGTTTACGATAGCGTTTAATTCCAGCGGGTTCGGCACGGCGTATGATGCCGGAACTGATCCTGGCACCGTGACCAAGGGAACCTTCTACGAAGCCAAACAAGCCACGGCCATGAAAAGTTTTACTTCCGGGGCCGCTGCGGCCACTGACCACTGGGGGGCTACCGGAATCGCGGCGATGATGAATGCGTTTACGCCCCCGTTTAAATCCGGTTACGCCTTTGCCATGGCGATGGGGTCTGGAGCAAACCAGGTGTTATCTGGGGCATTATCGGGGAACGGATATGTGTTGACCGGCATGGGCTTTCCAAAGGACGGGGCGGCTGTTGATGCAACCGGTACAAATCTGTTCGGGAAAGACTATTTTTATCAATACATTGTAAACGAGTTATGTGTGCTCTCGTGCGCGTATTGGGACCGCGGTTCGAGTGCCGGGGTCTGGCCGTCGTTTTGGTACGACTCTCGGGCGGATTCGCACGGCAGCGTGGGTTTTCGCGCGGCCTGTTACCCTGTTAACTAGCGCGATAGCGCGGGTCAGATGGTGGGAAAGTTTAAAGCGGGGAAAGATGGGGATTCACAGCGAGGCACAGTTAAATCGGAAGTTTATGGAGTTCGCGGCGCTCATGAATATTTATCTGAACCATTTCCCGAAGCACGAAAAATACGCACTCTCAAACCGAATAAGGAACACAGCATATGAAATGTACGATCTTATTTCCGAAAGCCAAAAACGCTATTATAAAAAGGCCACGCTCACCTTGCTCGACATAACCCACGAAAAGCTTCGCATGCAGATATCTGGCGAATGAAATGGGGTATTTCCGATACCGCGACGGGAGGCGAAGCGATAAGCAGGCAGATGAAAATGAATTACACCGATATACTGCAATATCTTCCATGATCGACGAACTCGGAAAAATGATCGGCGCATGGATTAAAAAAATAAAAGAAGAAAACAAATGGAGTTAAACGGGCGGCCCCTCAATATGTGTGCTCTCGTGCGCGAATTGGAACAACAGTTCGAATGCCGGAGTCTGGCCGTCGCATTGGAACAACTATCGGCCGTATTCGAACAACAACGTGGGTTTTCGCGCGGACTATGGCTTCACCTCAAATCCCGTCATCATGGGAATAGTGGAGCTACAGGGATGGGCCGTCCGGCGTTACGCGAAATCAACAAGGCCTGCCTTTTTGGTAGGGCTTTCCGAAGATCAGGCAGGTTTATCATAATGAAACGATACGGGAATTTGTTTGAAGGCGTATTCAGCCACGACAATCTATATAACGCCTATATAGACGCCAGGCGGGGAAAGCGTAAAAAACGTGCGTGCTTTGAGTTTGAGACGAATTTAGGGCAAAATCTCAAAGGCTTGCATGAAGAAATTCACTCCGGGGGATATAGGCCGCAGCCATATTTCAAATTCACGATTTTTGAGCCGAAACAGCGCGTGATCTATGCGCCGGCGTTTCGTGATATTGTTGTTCAGCATGCGATATACCGCGTAATTTGCCCTATTTTTGACCGAACGTTTATCTCCACATCGTTTGCATGCCGAAAAGGATACGGAACGCACCGGGCAAGCGATTACACCCAGAACGCGCTTCGGGGCTGCGACGGTGATGCATACACCCTCAAACTGGATGTCCGGAAGTTTTTTTACTCGATTGATCGGGCTATTTTGCGGAAGCTGATCGAGCGGAAAATAAAAGACGGCCGCCTGGTTGATATCATGATGGCGTTTGCTTATATCGACGAACCAAAAGGCATCCCGATCGGGAACCTTCTCAGCCAGACTTACGCCCTGATTTATTTGGACCCTCTGGATCATTTTATCAAGTGCGTTTTGAAGATTAAAAAATATGTTCGGTATGTCGATGATTTTATTTTGATCGGCATTACCCGGGGTCAGTGTTTGGAATACAAACGGAAAATCGTGCAGTTTTTAGCCGACGAACTTGGGCTTGCGCTCTCAAAATCTACAATTGCCAAAGTTAAAAGCGGTTTGAATTTCGTCGGTTATCGAACGTGGCGATCTCGGCGGGTGATACGGAAATTCAGCCTGTATAAATTCAAACAAAAAGTCAAAGAGCAGCACTGGCAGGCCGTTGTTTCGCTGCTGGGTCACGCCAAAAACACAAACTCGATCCCATACATGATGGGAATTTTAAGGGAGGCTGTCCATACATACGCTGGTTGAGTCACCGGTACATGCGACAGAAGGCGAGGCGAGGATTGTTGAGCTGTGCACCATTGATGGCACAACATATGTTTACGTACCGGACGGTGTGACGCTCCCGACTCAGCCAAAATGTATTAGTCTGATGGATCAGGCGCTCACGGATGAGCTGAAAGAAAAAATCAAATCCGCGTCCCCCCATGTGCGCCTGATCAACCAGCGCGTTGTTGAGAAAATCAGGGAAAAATATTCGGAGGACGACGAGTTTAAAATGTTACGCCTGGCTCCGTCCGATGAATCTGCATTATACAACGATTATGTCGAGGAGTGTCGGGCATTGGGGCGCAAAGAAAAGGGAAAACTTGGGCTGTGAAAACCAGACTCCAGAAAAACTGCCTCTTGCTTTCCCTTGCTTGCTTCGCCGTTGCCATGGCCATTATGCTGTATTGTTGCACCATCGGCGGCCATTATATAGGTTCCGGCGTCTGCCGGCACGATGCTTTTGTTTCTGCCTGGGTTGCTGAGGATGCAGGATATGAGACGAGGATCATGTTCGGTGTGGCTACGTCGGGCAGTGGTTTTCACGAGCAGGCAGAGGCGAAGATTAACGGTAAGTGGGTTCCTTTGCATGCCGAGCCGATACGAGTCTATACGGACCAGAGAGATGAACAGTTTATACCGGATGAACCAATTGATCCGCTGTTTTGCCTGCCGGGAAAATGGAAAAATAGATAAAATTGACAAAACGCCCGAAAGGAATGAAGAAAATGGCGAACGGTGAATACGAAATCGACGAGGATACATTTAAGCGCATGCCGGTCAATGATCAAAACTGGATCATGTATAGGACGTTTAACGCTCATCGCATAGCCTGCAATCTCCGGCTATGTCAAATCGAGAGCAGGTCGGAAAAGTTGGAAAAACGACGGTATTGGAACACAACAGTAGGAGCCGGATCGGGGATTGTGGG